CAAACCGATCCAGCAGCGTCTTGCCGATCTCAAGGATCGGGCCGAGGATCAGCGGATTCACGTCATGTTTCCATCAAGTCAGCAATACGGCGAGCCCAACCGCGTGAGAAGGCCGGCCAGTTGGTCAGGCCGGTCATGAATCGCAACCTCTGCGCCAAGACGCGCAACCGCAGCGCGTTCATGTCCTGCGCATACGCCGCAGCCAACGTCTTGGGGCCGATGATGCCGTCAGCTTCCACACCCAGCGCCCGCTGCAGCCACAACGTGGCTTGACGCGGGCCCGAGTTCACGGCGCCATCGAAGACCGCGTAGCGGATGCCTGGCGGCAGATCGTCAGCGCGGATCGGCTTCCAGTACCGCTCAAGGTAGATCCGCTTGGCCAGATCCAGCGGCAACTCGCGCATGTCGCCCTTGTAGCCCACCTCGCGGGCCACTGCCTCGGTCACCCCGAAGCGGGTCTTGCCGCCCGGGTCTGCCGGGTGATCGCTGAAGTCACCTTCGTGCCCCAGCAACAACGCGAACGCAGTGTCGAAGTTCATTTTGCAGGCCAGTGGCTCACGACCCAAGACACGACGCCGCCAAACGCGGACGCGATGGTCATGCCCATCCAGAAGCCGCCCTTGCCCTTGTTGGCCAAGGCCAGCAACTCCTCAACGTTGCGCTCCATCTTATCGACCTTCTTGTCCATGTCCTGGACCTTCTGCCAAAGTACGCCGTACTTAACCAGATCAATGCCATCCTGTTGTTCCTGCAGCATCGTTTCTGTCTCCGTCATCAAATGCCTTCGCTAGGCATCATGTAGACTGCACAGTTGGGAAGCGAGTTCTGCGCGTGACGGCAGGAGCCTCAGTAGTCAAAGCACGAACGGCTTCTAACTCTTTTTCCCAAGGCGACCCATCTTCTGATTGAGGCTTGATCTTCTGCTGCAGAACAGCATCAAGATACTCATCAAGCAGCTTGATACCAGAGTCCTGCATAGACTCACGCAGCCATTGCTCTGCAATGGCTTCAGAGATTTCAAAATACTTGATGAATGTCGGATCATCTGGAGACTTTGGAGTCAAGACTTGCTCTCCCTGCGTCTCCACTCTGACTTTGCCATCATCGCTGTACTTTGATGCAGTCCACGCAATGGACTGCACAACACCAGTTTCAGAATGGCGCTTTAGGTTCTTGATTTGAAGGTTCATGATGTTTTCTCCTTTAGACTAGTGTTTTCAATGCGCTGGCAAAGATAATCCCATTAACTCCTGTCGCATTGTTAAAGTTGATTTTGTAACCAGCAGTGACCGTCACAGTCATGCCGGCAAAGGCTGTGATCGTGGTGACTGTTGTCGATGTACCTTGACGCACAATGATGTAGACGCCAGGACCACGTTGGAGATTAGTATCTTCCTCCAAGTAGCACGTCACAAGATGAAGCGACCTATCGGACAGCACATAGTCAAGTTCAAAACTAGAGCCAGAATTTGTGTATTGAAAACCATATCCGCTAAATGCTTTGTTGACAGCTTTGAGGTCTGTGAATGACCCGGCAGCAGGTGTCACGCTGCCGATGATATTACCATCGATCTTGCCGCTGGTAGCCCACACGGCTCCGAAGGTCTGTGTGCCAGCAATCAGGTTTTCACGGATAATGATTCGGCCAGCAGCAACGTCAGCGGCATCTGCAAGAATTGCAACAGCAATCCGGTTGTGGATTACATAGTTGGAGTTGTATGAAGCTGAGCCACCACCGAACACAATGTTGTAGACTGGTACTGTCGAATCAAAACGGTTTCCTTCGATAATAATATTTCGTGCGTTGTAAACTTGAATATCGGCAGTTTGCAGACCCAAGAAGTAATTGTCACGAATACGCCAGTTCCACTGGAATGTGCCGGCAGGGTCTCCAATTACGATGCCGCGAGTGCCAGTTCCTGATCCAGTGATGAATACGTTGTTGACAATTTCGACGAGGTTGGATATTTCAGAGCCTTGAACAGCTCCATTAATACCAATGGCATTATTTGCGCTGATTTCAAAATAGTTATTTTGAATGCTCATGCCGGTGTTTGCAGCGCCCGCAATATTGATGCCGTACACAGTGCCAAACGTATCGTTATCATTGAAGATAGTGTATATAGATTGAACAATGTGAAGCGAAGTTTGATATCCGTAAATTTGACATCCACGGATAAAAGCGCCTTCAGTAACAGGCCCCAGCAACTCAACACCTCGACGATTGGCAGTACCAGTTGGAAATCCTCCTTCGTAAGTGAAGTTGCAATCTGTGATGCGAATCACCATTGCATAATTTCCAAGCGATACGGCCATATTGCATCGGAACACTCGACACTCGTTTATGTGAGATTCCCATGTGGCATTCAAAATAAATGCCTGGTTGATGTCATAAATGCGCAGACGGTGGAAGTACAAACCGTCACGAGAATCATTACCAAACGTGCCGCCAGAAGGCAGGATGCTGACTACTGCAGCCCAGTTGCCGCTGCTTCCAGATGCTCCACGAATTGCAAAGTCGGCGTAGAACATGTCGCCACCGTCATACGAGCCTGAGTCAAAATTGAGGCCGTCACAGTTCAAGCACGACAGAGTCGTGACAGAGCCGCCTTCACCATAAATTGACACGCCATACGGCACCAGCAATGGGCTGGTCAGGCGATAGACGCCAGCCGGCAGATACAGTGCACCACCTCCAGCAATATCAAGTGCATCAATGGCGGCCTGCAGTTTTATGTTGACTGCCAGCAGCTCTGTTCCTGCCTTGACCCCAGCGATCTCGGCTGCAGACATAAAGTCAAAGGCGCTGACGATCTGTCTGGCTTTCTGCTGCATGTTGGTCAGCACAGCGCCAGTACCGGCAGCAAGGAATGTAACTTCAGTGCCATCAACACCACCGACCACCACATCCGACAGCCGCTCCGTAGCAGCAGGCGCCGAGTACACCACGCTGCCATTGCGGTTTTGCACCTGGATCGAGTAGTCGGAATTGACGTACAGCCGAGCCGGCGTGCCAGCGTTGACCGGGTAGCCGCCGATGGTACGAATCGGCTGCACTGCGGCCAGCGTCAGCGCCGCGTCCCAGTAGACGTTGATCGGGTTGCCGATGGGCGCAAGATTGGCCACACCGATGAAGATGTACCCGGCTTCGAGCGGCTGGCCGTCGATGTCGGTGAAGATCGGAAACGTGGGCTGGATGGAGAGCGCGGTCATGGTTGGGGCTCCTGGGGTGATCAGTCAAGAATCAGTCGGGGACGATTCTCTTCGGCGCCTTGCAGCGCCTCGGATTGTGTTTGGATGACGGATGTTAGACGCTTGGCGAGTGCAGCCTGTTCTGCGCTGCCTGGGGCCGTGCGTCCTAATTGGATCATCAGATTGCGCACTGGTGCAGACTCATACAGGCGGGCCGTAGCTCCGATGCCACCAGCCGCCGCGATGGTCGCGCCCATCGTGCCCAGCAGATCGGCCAGCACGCCGCCAGCCACAAATGGCACAGCCTCCTGTCCGGTAGCAGTGGCCACGCCAGCCTCGCCAGCTCTGCGCGTCAGCGTCAGGGCGCGAGAAAGGCCTTCGACCTGCTTCAGATCATCGCCACGGAAGAACGCGCCGATCTGAGGCTGGAGCCGCTTGATTTCAGCGTTGAACTTCTCGGGGCTGAACATGCGAGTACCGTCCTCAAGCTGGTAGTAGGACTTCTCGGCAGCACGCGACAAGATGGCCGTTCTGGCGTTGGAGCGTCCGCTCTGCGTCAGGCCAGAGTAAAGCTGGCTCACCTCGCTTGGCTTCTTGCTGAATAGCAGACGATCTACCACTTCAGGCGTGACGTCACCAGAGCGCAGAACAGACTTGAGCGCGCCCATGTCCAGCTCGCCTGCAAGATCAGCCAGCCGCTTGTTTGACAGCTTCCACTTCGTCACGTCACGGCGCTGGCCAGTGGCTGTGATGAAGGCCTCCATGTCCTGCTTCAGCGGTCCATAGACGCTGGACAGCGCCTTCTCCCCGGCAGTGCGAATTGACGCCAGTTCAGGCGCAGAGAACGCCTCACCAATCTGCTTGCGCAAGGTTTCAACGTTGCTGAGACCTTGGTTCTGAAGACTTGCCTTCCAGTCTTGCAGCACGTTGATGATCGGCGTGTATTGCTCAGACCGAAGGCCTTGCAGCTCTGCTACTTTGGCATCAATCGCCTGTGTGGCTGATGGCACCGGCACTGGGCCAGCCGCATCCAGCCTGTCGATCACCTCGTTCTTCAGGCTTGAATACTTGTTGAGGTCTGCCGCCCGCTTGTTGGCCAGATCGCGCATGACGTCATCGCTGACGTTCGCCACATCCTCGGCGCCATACTGCCGCAGCAAATCGCGTGTGGCTTCAATCCTGGCTCGTTGCTGGGCTGCCCGTGTCGGGCCAGTGCCGACCAGTGGGATGCGCTCACCAACGCGCTGCGCAGCCTTGCCCATGAATGTCTCGGGCGGCATCACATCAGATGTCAGCACAGGAATGCCACGCTGTGTGGCCTCTTCCACCGTACCAGCGACGCGAGGCATAGGGGTGCGCCGTGGTACTGCGGCAGCGCCGGCTACGCCTCCCACCAAACTAGCTCCGATCTGCCCTAGAGGCCCAGCTCCTGCTTCCTGCGCCGCCTGGCCTGCCAGGCCTGCGCCTGCGCCACCAGCAACTTGCGTGGTTGGTTGAGTTGCCAGCATGCGGCCCACTTCACGCGTCACCGGGGACGCCTGGCCCGCCAGGGTTTGAACTGTGCGTCCCAGCGCAGCCATGCCTCCAGCGCCCGCAGCGCCTGCGGACGTGGCCTGAACGATGCGCTCCGCCTCCGTCTTCGGTTGCGCTACGCCGATGCGCGTCAGCAGGTCTTCCATGGCCTGCGTCGGCATCGTGTACTTGGTGCCCAGCATCCGGTTGACGGTGCCCACGATGGGGTCGCCAATCAACGGAGCCAGCACCCCAGCCGCGCCGCCGGCAAGTGCGCCAGGCGGTCCAGCAACAAGTCCGCCAACTGTTGCACCAGCCAACGGCAGCGCCGCGCCGCGAGTGATGGCACCCACTACGCCAGCGGTCGTCGTCTCTGGCTTTGCCGGCTCCACAGCCTGCGCACCACCAGCTGCACGAATCTGAGCGACACGCGCCTTCAGTTCTGGAGCATCCGGCGCAACATCGTCCGGGATGTTCTGAATCGTGATGCCGTCTTTGGTGGTGATGGAGTACGGCATGTTAGAAGTCCACCGTCACGTTGCGCTGACCAGCAGCAGGTTGGGCTCCAGTTCGCGGCGGAGGCGCAGCCGGTTTTGGCTGCCCAGGAGCCGTGGGCATTACTTCCGCTGGGGTGTAGAAGATATTGGCCGTGTTCAGTCCGTAGCCCTTGGCAATGCGCTCGATGCCTTGGCGCACCTGGCCCTCTTGCGTCTGTGCCGTTTCGTACAGCTTGCCAGCTTGGCCCTTGAACGATGAACGCTGCGAAGGCGAAAGCCTCTGCCCGCTGACGACGCGGTTGTAGATGTTCTGGATTCGCTCAGGCACGCCGGCCGCGTTTTGTGCCGTTGCGAATTCGCCCTCGCGCACCACAGAGCCGGGGTCCAGCATCTTCATGTAGCCGAAGATCAGCGAAAGATCGCCGACGGCAGTATCCTCAGACGCCAGGACGCGGCCATAGGCCGACTTGACCTCTTGGTATCCCTTCGTCTGGTCGCTGTATTCCCTGCGGAACTTGCTCTCGGCCTCTGGGCGCTTTTCCGCCGGGATGATGCCGGCAGAAAGTTGATTCGCCTCTGCGCGAGCCCGAACGGCATCCGCACCGGACTTTGCGGCAGCGGCGTCAGATGCGCGCCGTGCCGCCTTCGCTTGCTCAATCTGAGCGTCTGTCAGTTTCAGTTCGGCGCCGAGTTTGTCGGGTGCAAACTTTGCCTCGGCCTCCTTGATAAGAGTCGATGCCGTTTGCTCGCGCACCTTAAATGGCTCCAACGCCCGTGCCCTGCGCTCTTCCTGAGTCTTCTGCCATCCCTCAATCGCTTCCTTGCTGCCAGGCAGGCCAGCCATAGCGGCGCCTGCTGCGAAGATGCCATTGGCCGGGTCCAGCTTCGCCAGCTTGGCAACCGTCCCCCACGCCTGCGCCATCTGAGGGTTTTTCTCGCGCTCTGCTGCTTCGCGCTCCTCAAGCATAGCAATGCCGATCTGCGGGTCTTTGCTGCCAAGCGCGGCCATGACTTGTGTGCCAAAGCTCAGAGCGTTTTGCTGCTGCGTTTTGCTCATGCCCTCAAATACCTTCGCGGCCGCTTCTGACTGATCCTTCGGTGCGATGAGGCGATATTCCGCAAAGTCAGATTCCGTCGCCATCCCTCCGCGAATCTTCCCCAACAGAGAGTCGGCGGCCGTTGCCAGACGATTCTGGGCTGCAAGTTTGGCCTGAATTTCTTGCTCTTGCGCGGCCTTCAGGGCCATGGCCTGCTGCTGCGCCGCAGCCTGCATGGCCTGCTGCTCCCGCGCAGCCTCCATCTGCTGGACTGACGCCCCGAGCTTCAGGCCCTGCAGCACCCCAGCAAACGGGTCTGCCTGGGGGATGACGTAGTTGAACGGCTGAACCATGACTTAACCTCCAGGGGGCGGCATGACAGCGTAGGACGGCAAGCCGCTGATTCCAGGCTCGACGGGCGTGAGCGCAGGACTGGCGCCACCGAACAAATTGCCGAACATGTTGCGGCCGGTGGCCATCTGGTAGCCAGCCAACTGCCCAGGCACCTGGAACAACTGACCAAACGCAGCGCCGCGACCAAGCGCACCGCCAGCCTGTGCCGCGCCCTGCTGTTGCAGCAGATTGGCCACGTTGCTGCCCATCGTGCCGGCCGCCGACGCCTGACCAGCAGCCGACGCCTGGCCGCCACGGTATAGCGCCTCAGTCACGCCCAGGCCGGTGCCGACAAAGCCGCCGAGGCGACCGTATTGCTGCTCAATGGCCTGCTGGAGCATTTGCGGCCTGAACTGCGCCAGCGCCGCCTGGATGTTGCCACCACGCAGGCCGCCCGTGGCCGATGCGCGCTGCAGCATCGCCTCTTCGCCCTGGCGCACCTGGGCCTGGAGGAACGGACTCTGCTCGATCTGTGCAATGGCCGCCTGCTGTGCCTCTGGTCCGCGCAAGCCCGCCAGGGCCTGCTGCTGCTCGAATGCCTGAGCCCCTGCCTGCTGGAAGGGCTGGAAGCCGCTGATGGCTTGCTGTCCGGCACCCACATACGGAGCCAGGAGCTTCTGGATCTCGTCGAACTGCCGGCGCTGCTCCTCGACGCCCATCTCGGCGGCACGCTCCTGTGCGCCTGCGGCCTTGCTGGCAGCGCGGGATTGCGTGACAGAGCCGAGAACGGCGCTGCTTGCAATCGCTACTACGGGATTAGGCATCGCTGCCTCCTTTGTTGAACTCGGTCAGGTATGCGTCGAACTTCTCGCCGTACATGCCCAACACCTTATGAGCCACCGACGCAGCCGCCGCTGGGCCATGGCACAGGCGCACAGCGGCCAGCACCAGCTCGTAGTAGCCGGCCCGCCAGACGTAGGACTGAGCCGATGCGCCGCCCTCGCGCTCCACGCGGTCAGAGGCTTGCCACTTCAGCACCATCGAGCCCAGCAGCGTCGACAACTCGGCCGCGTGCTGCGAGAAGAACGAGTTCTGGGGCATGGCCACCAGGGTGTTCCAGATCAGGGCGTCGAGCACCTCGCGCTTGACAGGATCGCCATCGGCGTAATCGTCAAACGCCTGGATGGACTCCCATAGCATCAGCAACCACTCAGCGGCTGCCGCTGGCAGCATGAGCGAGTCGAAGTGCGTGCGCAGGCTATAGGTCATGGCGTCCTCAGAGGCCGCCGGTAGCCATGAACTCGGCACGCGCATTCTATGCCTTCCCGCGCATGGGTCAATCTTCCTCTTCTTCGCGCTCTTCCCAGGCTTGGCAGGCGCGCAGGTCGTGGCAGACGAATTCGAGCTTCTCGCAGTAGCCACGGAAGCCCGCGCCGACGTCCCAATCATTCCATGGGATGCGGTCCATCTTGAGCTGCGCGTCCTCGCTGTTGTCGTAGTACTCGCAGTTCGAGCACCGCCTGCGCCGCGCCTCGGCCTCGTTGACGTGCATGGCCTTGCCAAGCGCCACCCAGTAGACCTTGTTCGCGCCGCGCTCGTTGCTGGGTTTCTCAGGCCCGAGCATCCAGTCGCGGATAGCGATGCGCGTGTTTTCGCGGTTCTCGCTGGTGGTGATGAACGGCTCCTCGTCGGGGATGCCGCCGAAGATCATCATCTTGGGTGCCTTGGCGTAGTCCATCAGGTGATCTCCCTGCCGCTGACGCGCAACGTCAGCGCCGTGGCGTTGCTTGCGATGGTGCTGATGAAACTGCCGCTCTCCAGCGCCTGGCCCACCAGTTCCTGGCACAAATAGGTCTCACCCGGCACCACGGTGCGGTCGTCGATGACGAGGTTTGCATTGCCGGCCGATCCGCCCGAGGTGACGAGGTTCACGCTGAACGTGCGGTTCACCGTGTCCGTGTTCGTCACCGTGGCTTTGTCGATGATGGCCTTCACGGAAGTTGCGGTGTACTGCGTGGTTTGCGTGGCCTCCATCTGCTTGGGAGGGACGAGGACTTTGACGGTGACGGTCATTGGAACCCCTGGATGTTGTTGGACACGGTGACGATGATAGATGGGATGCCGGGATGCGGAGCAGCGGCGGGCACAGCCAGCAGTTCCACCGACAGGTCGCTCACCGAAAACATGATCTCGACGTAATCGCCGGCCTTGAGGCTGAAAAAGTAGTTCAGGGCCGAGAAAATCTCGGCGTTGTTGCCCTGTATTCTGATCTGACTGGCAGAGTCAGTGACGTCCACACCATTCTTGCGAAACCAGATGTAGAACTCGGCAGTTCCGCCACTCGTCTTGTCAAGTTGGATGGACAGTTGCAGGTTGTAAATGCCGTCCGTATCCACGTTGATGCGCGACTGCGGGGAACCGCTCAGGAACACGCCGGATGACAGGTCCGTGGTGTTCAGCGTTACTTCCTTGGCCGTGTTGATAACCGTCGCGGTTTGCGTGGCAGTGCTGTAAAACGATCCATACCGAGAGCGCTTGAACTCGCGCTCGGGCGGCGCCGTGGCCAGCAACTCGACCAACCCGCTTAACTGCGAAATAGCGTCCAGCGCCTGCTGCGCCTTGGTGTCAGCCTGGAACGCCACATCCTGCGCCAGCGTGGCCACAGCATCCAGCGCCTCAATGGCTTTCTGGTTGGCGGAGCTTGAATTGACCGATGCCTCTTGTTCAACCTGTGCGATCAGGTTGAGTGCTTCTATAGCCTTCTGATCCGCCGTCGTGCTCTGAATGGCCACATCCTGCGCCAGCGTGGCCACAGCATCGAGAGCCTCAACGGCCTTCTGATCTGCATTGCCGGCCGTGATCGCGATGTCATTCAGCGTCGTTGGCCGCAGTTCGTCTACCAGAGCAAACAGCCGCTCAAACTGCCTGATCTGCTCATGATCCTGCAGAAACGACGCGAGTTGGTCCCGCGTGAGGTTCAGGCGTGACGAGGTGGCCATGTCAGTACATCGTCGGCTCTAGCCGCGCCTCAAGGCGGATGAACGACAGATGCGCGTCAGAGTCGCCACGGAACCGCTGCATGCGGAAGTTGCGCATCGCGCCCTGCCGGAACCACACCAGGCGCTTGGTGGTGGCGCCCGTGGTGCCCACCGTGATGAACTTGTCCTGGCTCCAGGCTTGCCCGTCGAGGCTGTACGAGGTGCTGATCTGCGGGTTGACGCCGACCGCCACGCGGCCCGTGAGAGAGACGAGTTCGATGTCGTGGAAGATTACGCTCTTCGACTCGTTGTAGACGATGGCTGTCCCGAACTCCCAGCGCACCGTCTGGCCCCAGTGCTGGCCGGTCAGGCCCGTCAGGTAGCCAATGGCGCTTGACTGCGGGTCGCCCACCAGCCATCGGTTGTAGGCCCAGACCAGATTGCGCGCACGGTACTGTGCAAAGCCCACCGTAGTGGTGGTCAGCGTGAACCAGATGAACTGCTTGACGGCCTCGCTGGCTGACGCATCGAAGACCAGCGTGCGGTCCGGCAGATGCACATACAGGTGCTGGTGCGCCTTGTCGTTGCGGGCCTCAAGCTTGACCTGCGCCAGTTGCGCGTCGGTGTAGGTCGCCAGGATGCGGTCGACCTCATCGGTGCTGATCTTGGTGGCCGTGGCGTTGGCACCTAAGTAGATGCCAGGCTCCTCGTTGCGGCCTTGACCGAGGAACGCGATCTGCTCCTGGAACACGCAGGCCGCGAAGGTGCCGATGGCGCCCTTCTGGACTTGCGCGCCGTCAATGCGAGCGAACGGGAACAGGTCGCCGCCCACGTTGTCGAACACTTCAATGGTGTGCGTGTTGATCGCGTAGACCTCGTTGCGCAGCTTGACCAGCGCCACCACAGGGTCGGGGTCGGCCTCGCTGGAGCCATACTTCAGCGGGTTCACGGCAAACGGGTTCGACAACTCCGTGACCACCAGGAACTCGCCGTCAGTGGTCATCCAGTAGCCATCGACCCAGCACATATCGACCACCGTGCCGAGATCGGGATCCACGTTCTGCGCCAGCACGCTTGTGGTCGGATTCCAGAACCAGAGATTCCCAGCGGACGCGATGCCCAGCAGATCGAAGCTGTAGTCCAGCGTCACCAACTGGCCGTCGGTGCCCACATCACCCAGGATGGTTACGGCTCCGGTGCTGCTGACCGTGACGAGTTTGCTGCCCATCACGCGGTAGACAATGCCATTCCACTCGATGCCGCCACGGTCGATGCCCGGCCCGGTGCCGTTGGCCACGATGCCATCACCAGGCCGCAGGAAGGAATCGCTGATGCCAGACGGCACGGGCGTCGGCACCATGTTCACCGGGTACGAGGTCCGAATGTCCGGCCCGTTGTCGGTGTAGATGCCGCTCAGGATGGGGATTTGCATGTCAGCAGTTCCAGGCCTTCAGCGCCAGCGCCTTGCGGGTAGGCTTGCCCTTCTCGTCCTTCATCGGCCCAGGCATGCCACCCATGCGAGCGCAGAACGACTTGCGCCGCGCCGCGTCTTTCTCGTTCTTGGGGTTGGGTGCCGGCGGCTTCAGATTCATGCCCTGCGCCTTCGCAGACGCCCGCCCCTTGGCGTTCAAGCCACCCTTGGGGTTCTGGCCCTCCTTGCGGGTCCAGGCGGGCGACTTGGCCATATCAACGCAGGCCCCGGCCAGAGATGATGTGGATAGACCCGCCACCAGCCGGCGCGATGTACGCCACCGTGCGCTCGGTCTTGCCCTTGCTGAGGCTGACCTGCGCGCTAGGCGGCAGCGGGAAATCGGCCGTGGTGGCCGTCTGCGTGCCCTCGCCCACGCGCACGTAGGTCAGCACGGTGGTGCTCAGGTTCGTGATGACCACGCCCTCGTCGGCCGTCGTAAGTGTGCTGGATGCAGAGGCCACGCCAGGCGAGACGACAAGGCCCGTGCCGTAGGCTGGGCAGAAACTTTCAATGGTGGACGACATGATGATCCTCAGTAGGTCAGGCGATGCGATACCAGGAGTTCGTGGCCTGGTAGAACCTCATGCGGAAGAAATCCTCTGCCGCCAGCGTGGTGGGGTCACCGAACCCAGCCGCCGCGCCGTTGAGCGCCAGCGTGAACGCTGTGATTTGCTGCGTGGTGGTGATGAGAACCTCGGTGCCATCGGGCGTCAGGGTGTTCAGCGGCAGGGTCACGGTGCCGGTGGCCAGCGTGCCAGCAGGCTGGATGACGGCCCACTGCGCCTGCGCTACAGGCGTGGGCAGCGCGATGTTGAACCCGGTGCCCGGCGTGTAGAGGTTGGTTGCCACCGTGGGCGCGGCGAACTGCTGCTGGAAGTAGGCCAGCAGCGCCGACATCGGCAAGCGGCGAGCGTCGCCCGTGTTCGGTGCGTAGACCGCCAACTGGTCACCGGGTGATGCCTGCGACAGCAGCGGCAGTTGATAGATGAGTGCCATGTGTGCCTCGTTGCGCGATGCGCGTCAGTTGAGTTCGAGCGGGCCGTCAGGGCCGACTTGCACCGGATTGACGGGCGGCCGTAGGAACGGATTGTCGTACACGCGCCAGGGCTTGTTGCCAGCACCCGACGGCATCGTGCTGGGCATCTGCTGCTCCAGCGGGAACGTGGCGCGCTGCAGCAGCGTGTCATAGCCCTGCTTGGCGGTGGCCATCGTCATGGGCATGACCTGCTTGCCGTAGCTCGGCGCTAGGCGGATGCCCAGGCTGCAGATAATGGCCTCGTAGGCCGAGTCTGGCACGTTTGTCTCTTCGTCGATGCTGCCGTCCTGCGGGCTCGACGGGATCGGGTAGCCGAGGCGGATGCCCTTGCCGTTCCAGTCGGCAATCATGGCGTCTAGGCGGCGCCGGGCAGACTCCAGTTGATCGGGCTGCAGGTCGAAGGTGTACGCGGCCAGGCCGATCTCCTCGAACGCCGCGAGGATGAATTGCCGCTTGGTGTAGCCCATCTGTTGCTCCGTCAGATCGGGTTCATGGCCGCGCTGATCTTGGCCATCAGCGTGGCATCAGACCAGCGCTTGTCGGGCTTGATGCCCAGGATCTCGGCCTGCTGCAGCATCTCGGCGCGGGTTGCCGGTGCGTCATCGGCAGGCGGTGCCGCGGGCTCCTCGACCTCCACCGCAGTTGCCGGGATGGCGTCTTCTGCCAGTCTGGCTTTCAGCCGCGCCAGCAGCTTCGAGACAGGCACCTTGCGCATCTGCATGCTGGTCAGGCCGTGCTTGAACGCACGCTCGCCGCACGCCACGATAGCGGCACGGACGTTGGCGTGGTAGCCCTGCGCCAGCATCTCG